GTATTGGTGCGGTGATTGTGGACACGAATGTCATTGTCATATCAACCAGTGTGACGAATGGCTCGGCATAGGGATGACTGATAAGTCCTTTCAGTGTGAGTGTGAAAAATGTAATTGTGCATCAACGAGGGTAAAACAAGATGAATATATTCTATCTAGACACTAATCCTAAAGAATGTGCAGAGATGCACATTGACAGGCATTGTAGTAAAATGCTGGTTGAGTATGCTCAACTTATGTCTACGGCTCACCGAGTCCTGGACGGAAATGAATACTACGACAAGAACAAGATAGGACGTAGGATAAAGCGATTTAGCCATAGCGAACCTGTACTATACAAAGCAACTCATATGAACCATCCAAGTAATGTATGGCTTCGCCAGAGCAAGCATAATTACAAGTTTCTCTATGAGATGTGGTGCTGTCTCCACGATGAGTTTATTATTCGATATGGGAAAAGTCATATGTCGTACACCAAACTAGTCGATGTTTTACGGTTTCCACCAAGTAACTGTTCTAATTCTCCATTCACACAGCCGACTCAAGCAATGCCTGAGGATGTCAGGAACGAAGATGCTATTCAGGCGTATAGGGATTACTACATTAAGTATAAGAATGGTATTGCGACCTGGAAAACTAAAGTTCCAAATTGGTACAAAAAAGGGTTGATAGAATATATTCATTTTGTTTACAAAAAAGGGTTGACAACTCCATCACAATGATGTATAATGTACCTATGATTGAGAATCCTATACCAATGGAGTTAAACCTACTTATGGATGAAGTGCTACCAAGAAAAACTTTAGAAGCACGACTTGACTTGATTGAAAAGATTGTTGTAGAACGACCTATGTATGGTAAAGAATATCAGGTACTATTTCAACAGCAATTCCTTGAGTTTGGAATAGAAGTTACTCTCCATCCATATGATGATATTGGTATTAATCAATTAACGGCTAATGGATTCTTTTGCTCTTGGGCATACGAAGAGGAAGAAGAGACTGACATTGAGTTGGTTATTGTCCTAAACAATTTAGATAGAGCCATTTCTATAAATAATACTGATTGGGATTTCTTTCGTCACCAAGTGACACAAACACTTGAACACGAAATGATTCATAGGGACCAGGCAAGAGCCAGGTTAGGAAGCGGTTATATGCAAGCGTATACTCAACATATGGACGAAGAGCAAAAGCGTATCGCCTATTTGAGCGACCCAGACGAAATCGATGCCTATGCCAATGATGTTGCCCTTGATATGCTGTATCTTTATGATTATATGACAGCGTATGCCAGGATGCGAAACTATAAGAGAATAAGACAGGATGAGTCCCCTATCTTCTGTGAGTATGTTGATACTTTCGGATGGAATAGCGAGACTGTCCATATCTTAGTTAAAAAAGCCTTGAAACGACTGGAGACGTAGATGAGTAATACTAGTAAAGAAAAATTTATAAGCCAATGTGTAGCACAAACACCTTGTGTTGGTTGGGGTACGATTAATTGTAAGATGAATGATGCCCAGAACCTTTGTAAGACCTGTAAGCGTACACTATCGGAAATTGCTGGATGGGAACAAATGCCATTCGCAGAACGTGAAATTATTTGTAAAGAACTACTTGACCGCAACTAGAAACTGTGTTATAATGAACCTATGAAAGATTGTATATTTTGTAATATTAAGCACGAAGTTGTTTGGCTCCATAGTCAAGTTTTCTCTGGAGAACAACAATTCTACACTACAGAGGGCAAGTCAATTGTTAAGAATGATTTGTTCATTGCAGTACGAGACAATTTCCCGGTGACTCAGTATCATACTTTGTTGATACCTAAAAGACACACAGCCGAGATATTTGATTTAAGTAGAAAAGAAGTGCTGGCTCTACACGAAATTCTTAACTACTCAAAGGAAGAATTGATGAAAATAGATGCCACAATTACTGGTTTCAATGTAGGATTTAATAACGGCGCCGCCGCTGGTCAGACAATTGAACACGCCCACGTCCATCTTATTCCTAGAAGAAAAGACGATATTGGCGAGGACCCCACCGGGGGAATCAGAAATGTAATTCCAGGGAAGGGGAAATATTAATGAGAAAAGTGAATAAACAACAAGCGTTTCAACTATTGATTGAAGAACGAATTGACGGAGGAGTGTCCTATGTCGATGCAATGGTTGAGTATATGGTTGAACACCAGATAGAACCAAAAGCAGTAGCGAAGTTAATCTCTCCTGCGTTTCTTGTGAAAGTTAGTGCAGAAGCAATAAAGAATAATCAAATTGCAGATGACGAAGAACCAGGTAGTGTATTGCCATTGTGACAGGATTTGAAGCATATAAATTGTATGTTTCCTTGAAGCAACATTTCAGTATACATAACGACTATAATTATGTTAAGTATAATGGAAAAATGAGAAGTTTAAATGTTTCGACCTACGAAAGGCGGAACGATAAGTTCTTCTTTGAGGCTTTAGGGAACAAGCAGAAGAAAGATTTGCTACAATATTTCGTAGCCAATTTTGCATATCACGGAAGTGATGCAGTTTGGATAGGGAATTTACATAGCAAAGAAAGTGAGGATGTCTACTTCAAATGGAAGAAAAGGGTTCAATCTCTTAACTACATATTTGAAGAAGACTTGAAGGAAGTTAATGAATTCTTAATCGCTCGTGGATTGGGGTTCGACAGATTGTTTGATGTAGAGGATGGAGAACATCCTATCATATTTCGATTTGTTCAGCAAAGGATGATAGAGGTAGAGTCATATATTATAATGGATTCAGTGTTAAAATTTAGCAAACGAATCGCCAAGAATATAATTGACTCTTATATTTTCCCTTCTGAACAATACCGATATGATAGATATTCTGAGTTCTTAAAGTTAGATGATAATAATTATGGTAATATAATGAAAGGAGTATTTTTAAATGCCTCAGATGAATGACAGCGACCAAACAGAGGTCAATCTAACAAAGATGAATCTCAAAGGCGTGAAGTACGAGGGGCAACATATGTTAGCCTTGAGTTTTATGCTTAATGATGTTCTAGTAGAAACAAATCTAATGTATGGTACTAGTACCGATGCCAGACGGGATTATACAATGTTAATCGATATGCTAAATGCTAGTGAGGGGTCAAAACAACTTCTTAATGAAACATTTAATGGATACGTAAAAAATGCGTAGCCTTGGTATTTTAGACCCATTGGGGGATGGAGTTTCTTCAATTGAAAGACTTCCAATTGAACCCTCTGACCTGCAGGTAGTTAATGCGGCCAGGGTTTCTATGCACAAAATCCACACCGAAGTTCAAGATAAAGATGCTGGACTAATTAACTATCTAGCCAAGCATCAACATTGGACTCCGTTTTCCCACGCTCAATATATGCTTGAGCGAAAAATGACTAATCAAGATTATGTTGTGTGGTGTGCTAAGTCTGCCGATGAACAATTTGTTCGTGCAGTCATTAGTATGGGAGATGGTGGTGTCAGGTTCTATGAGCGTGGTTCTCTCTATGCGTTCATCAAACACGGCGTCATTACCAAATCAATGTGGGCAAACAACGAACTCAGTTTGAGAGCCTTCAATGTTCCTATATTCAAATCTGCTGACCCACATTTGGTCGAAGACTGGACACCTATGTTGGCTGATGTTGATAATGATTGGTGGAATAAAATAGAGTTATATGAAGGACTTGGATGGAATGCTCAAAAACTAAAGGTCGCTCAGTTCCGTATTAAGATGCCTATCTTTATTGCTAGGCAGTGGTATAAGCACCAGATTGGATTTACTAGAAATGAAGTTAGTAGACGCTACGTTTCGGATGCTCCAGAGTTCTTTATTCCAAATGAATGGAGACTTCAGGCACCATCTGTTAAACAAGGTTCTTCTAACGAAGTTCATAGACATTCTGGAGATATGCAGGGATGGATTGCCAATGCGACTGAGAGCATAACATCTAAATATAACGAATTGATGAACGATGAGAACATTTGTCCTGAACAAGCACGGTCAGTTTTACCTCAATCGATGTATACTGAGTTTGTCGAAACTGGGTCAATCTTTGCTTATAGGAGATTGATTGAACTACGGGAAGACCCTCACGCCCAATTAGAAGTGAGAAAATATGCAATTAATGTAAAAAAACACTTGACAATGGGTAAATAAGAGTGTATAATGGATATTATAATGAAGCACTACGAGAAAGTCCGATGAACTAGCTGGAGGTGTAAGAAGTTGAGTATAGGTCGAATCCACAGTGATGAAGATGTCACTATAAAGTTACTAGCCTTAGTTGATGAATGCAATCAAGTTTACGCTATAAATAGATTGCAACGTGATAATCCTAGCCGAATTATTAGTGGATTAGACCCGAAAATCGATTCGATGAAGCAACTAGCAACAGAACTCGAAAGAGAAATTCGCGGAAGCGATGTTATTAAAACCAATCTTGAAGGAGATAATTAAGTATGAGTAATGAAAATGTAGTACAGAAAAATACTGTACGAATTGATGGAAGTGAGTATGACGTGGAAACCTTGCCACAAGTGGCCAAGATTGCTATCGAACATCTAGTTTCTATCGACAAAGAAGTTCAGCGTTTGGAAATGGCACGAGCAGGATTTGCTCAAGCGATTAAAAGCGTTATGGATGGGGATGATGCACCCGACCCAGTTGATGGTCCAAAGGTAAAGTCGGAAGACAAGCCTAAAGGCCCTCAAGCGGTACCTACAAAGACTGCCGCAAACTAGTCAACGTATCAAAAGCAGGTAGTGCCAATAATGGTAACCCTAAAATCTAATATAAATCAGGAGAAAACATATGAGTTTTGCCGCTCTTAAAAAGCGTTCTAAGTCTAAAAAAGACGTAGAATCAATGATGGACAAACTTTCAGCCGCCGGTGGTGGTTCGAAGGCTAGTTATGTAGACGACCGTTACTGGAAGTTAGAACGAGATAAAGCAAGCAATGGTTACGCAATCATTCGCTTCCTTGATGCTCCAGCCGAAGAGGATTTTCCATTCGTGAAAATCTATTCTCACGGTTTCAAAGGTAAAGGTGGTTGGTATATCGAGAATTCTCTCACAACGATTGGGAAACAAGACCCAATTTCTGAAGCCAATTCAGAATTGTGGAATTCAGGTATAGATTCTAACAAACAGATTGCACGAGATAGGAAGCGTAGGCTTCAGTATATCTCTAACATCTATGTTGTTAGTGATTCCGCCCATCCAGAAAATGAAGGGAAAGTATTTCTTTTCAAATATGGTAAGTCTATTTTTGATATGATACAAGCCGCAGGTGCGCCTGAGTTTGATGATGAGACCCCGGTCAACGTCTTCAATCTATTCAGCGGAGCGAACTTCAAATTGAAGGCTCGTAAAGCAGATGGCTTTGTGAAGTACGACAAGTCTGGTTTTGAAGAACCTACTCAGTGGTTAGAAAGCGAAGAAGAAATGGAGACCCTTTATAACGGTCTGTATTCTTTAGAGTCTGAAATTGCTGAAGATAAGTTCAAATCTTATGATGAGTTGAAGAAGAAGTTCTTCCGAGTAATTGGAAGTGGTTCTGAATCGGCAGATTCTTTTACTGCGGAATCAGTATCAGCCCCAGCCGCTAAGGTCTCAGATATCGCATCTGATGAAGCACCTTGGACTTCTGGTGATACTGCTAGTGAACCTGCAGAAGAAGATGACACTATGAGTTACTTTTCTAAACTAGCCGAAGCATAAGTCCATCAGGAAATGTTTCAAAGGGGCTCCGAAAGGGGCCCCTTTTTTTGGTTTACGCTATTGCGAATTCCATTAACATTTCTGAACCAGCGACAGATAGTGGATTGGCAACCGTAGCATAACGGTTTAGAATACCGATATTGCCTTGGAAAGATTCTACATTCTGCGACCGTAATAGTTCTTGTGGGAATGTACCCATAATAACTGAAGTCGAGCCCATAGAACTCTTATCTCTGCTACCTAATCCAACATAGGCTTGTGTGGCTCCTACATCTGGGTTGACGTAGTATCTAGTCTTACCCATCTTGTTAACAATCAATCTATCTTCAGTGTCATCGTCTCCACGAGCATATCCACTTAGAGCGGATATAGCGGCTGCCACTTTATAAGGAAGAATAGCGAAAGCATCAAATGTTCTGAAGTTAGGAGTGTTCATCTTAATAACAAGTTCTTGAACTCTCTGAGTAATTTCAAACAAATTTTGCTCTGCATTTCCTGGTGCAGTCAAAGTTAACAGTGGAGTATTTAATGAGTTGGCATTAAGAAATGCGAGGAAAGCATCATTTTCTGCCTGGTCAGTAATACCCTTCAATAGATTCGCCGCAATCTTGTATCCATCCAATTGATATTGGTTGTACAAATCACGTAATGCTTCCATTGATAATCCAGATTGAATTGGATTTGATGATGCAGTATTGATGGTTAAGGCCGCTTGTACCGTCTTAAACGAATTCGTTGCCGCATCTCGTTTAAGATTGATGATAGAGCCTGTACTCATTTTCATAGGAACAACTGCCGCCACGGCTCTCAATAGTGAGATGGTTGGCAACTCTTCAAATGTTTCGATGAGCGTATTAAAACTAAAATCGGCAGTACCGATATCAGCATTCGTGGTTCCTACTTCTTGAATATTTTCCATAATTATTCCTATTATTAATTCGTTATCGTTCTATTTATTAAATCTATTGTTTCCAGTCTCGTGTTGACTTATCGTATTTGGGGTCATTTGACCGTTCAATTCGCTGTTCGTCTACTTCGAGGCCATATTTCACTCTTATCATTGTATCTAATTTTAATATGTCCGTCTGTAATACTCGTATCCTATCAATTAACTGCACTATAATATTCTGTTGCATATCGATTTTGTCTGTTAGCGATACTTGTAACCATTTTATAATCTTCCAGAAACCCCACCCTACAAATAATAAACCAACAATCGGCAATCCTAACTTATCGATAAGTTCCGATATTTGTTGATATTGCATTTACATTTCCTTTTGTAGTAGTTATCCTCTTGGGGTGGTTACCCCCATATGTCCTATACCCGGCGGACTCGATGGAGCGTGAGCCGTTGAGTTTTGATTATTAACGCTAGAGTTACGTTGGCTATTATCAGTAGTGTTGTTAATGACCGTAGTTCCCCCTCCTCCAGCACTTCCATTCTTCGCAGCCGACATTGCAGGAGTAACAGTGTCTTCTTTTAGTTTATCAGCACCGACATTCGCTTGAGCATCTCCTGCGGCAACTGGTGTTAGGTTAGAACTCGCAACTGGAGTTATTTCCGGTGCTAAGTTACTGTTACTAAGTGGAGGTGGAGAATTAGGTCGCAAAGTTTTAAGTTTGAATATCGAATCCTTATCCCCATCTCCGTTTAAAATCTTTTCTAGGTGCATATCGTGTGTGTATATTGAACCCGGATTATTACCTGCACTATAGAAGGCATCCTGTGCATCTACATTTGGAGTATTTTTCTCAAACTCTTGAGCAGTTAGTCCCATCATATTTGGATTAGTTGGTGTCTGGCTTGGTGGTTTTACACCACTGACATTACTTAAATCTACATCTTTTTCAGGTGTATATTCTATCTTAGTCCTCTTATCTCTAAACGTGGCAGCATTTGCAAGAGCGATTTCTTTAGCGAACAACTTTATGGCATCGGCCTTAGCGAAAATTTCTTCTGTACTTCTATATCTTCTGCCTTTCTTACCGTCCGCTTCATTCTTTTCTCTACGAGCGGATTTGTTTTCTTTCATATACGCTTTGAATTTTTTATATGACTCTGGGTCTTCTTGTGAGAATTTACGTGCTGAAAAACCACTAGACAATTCGAGATTATTTTCTGGCATACCTTCGGCACGTTTGGTTTGTGCGGCAAGAGTATTCGGTTCAACGTATGGGGTTCCATCTGCATTTAGATGTTTAACTGGTGAGAGTTTAGCGGCTTTTTCCGCCGTGTCTGAGCCCTTTTCAAATTCAAGACTTTCTTTCCCTAACCAACCACCATCATCGTGTGTTATTGTTAGTCCATTTTTCTTAGCATCAAGAACTTTCTTCAGCATTTCTTCATCTGCTTTAGACCAAGTCTCTACGTCAAGAAGAGCCTGAACTTGTTCTGTAGTTAAATCTTTTAACTTTTCTAAGTCATCGATATCTGCATCACCCCATCCAATGTCTACTGCACCAGATTTTTGGGCTTGCTTGGCCAATACCATATCCATTTCTTCTTTAGTCTCACCACCTTTACCACCTTCAGATGCAGAGGCTTCTAGTGATGGGTCACCAATTTCTTTACCGTCAAGGAATAACTCTTCCCCTAATTTCTCTCCACCATATTTTCCCATAAAGTAGCCTATTGCGGCCCCGGTAAGTCCACCGAGAAGAGTTCCAACTACTGGAACAACTGAACCAACTGCGGCTCCTGCAAGAGCCAATGATGTTGCCCCTGCTAATCCGCCACCTGTTCCAGTGTGTTTAGCATTCTTTTCATCTCTGTTCAAGGTATCGTCATTTTCTGTTGTGAAGGCTTCATACCCGGTAGCCAAAATAGTCAACGGAACAGCCGCCTTTGTTGCTATCATTGCTCCAGTTTTGAGCGTAGTGGCAGCGGTAGTTTTTATTATATTAGGTGTATTCTCTGCCAGTTTTGTAACCGCTTTAGCAGTAATTTCCGCAGTTTTTGTTCCAACCTTGGAGTTAGCAATGCGTGTATTTGAAAAGTTGGGCAACATATTACCCTTCGGAGCCACAGTCATTGCATTGATTGGAGTTCTCGGTACTGGTGGTGCAACTGCTCTCGGTACTGGTGGTACTCGTGACGTATTAATATTTCTAGGCGTTCCTCTTGGATTGCTGAATATTTTATTTGGTCTTACTGGAGGAGTGGTATTAATATTTCCAGGAGAACCTAGTGGATTTTTAAACACTGGCATCTTCGGTGGAGTGGTATTAATATTTCGAGGAGTACCTGGTGGATTGCTGAATATCTTAGGAGCAGTTGAAATCTTCGGTGCCACTGGCTGTTTCAATGAAGTGAACTGCCCATTAGGGGCTCTACCCACTGTAATTTTAGATTTGTCTATTGCTATTCCTGGTTTGGAACCACCAGCAGGTCCGTTAATTCCTACGCCTTTAACTACACCAGAAACTTTATTGGGCTTGAGTGCTAACCTCTTCTTCTCTGCCGCCGCTTCGATGGCGTGAAATTTCTTTAATGCGTTTGCTTTTTTTATTTCCGCCTTCTTAGCGTTTTTGCTTTTTTGTTCTTCGGCTGCCTTCAATAAGGATTTGTCTGCGCCTGGCTTGGGCTTTGGTACGGTCTTCTTTGGTCCTTTTTTATCAGGGTCATCGACCTTGAGGTTTACTCCAGGAATTTTATTGAGCATCATCTTCAGAGCAGTTAGACCCGTAGCCATACCAGCAACTGCTAATCCAATTCTGCCAACTGGTCCACTAAGCATAGCGCCAAGTCCAGAAGCGATTGTAGAAAATAAACCACCTGCCTCTTTCTTATTCAACAGAGGCGCACCTTTCTTTTTGGGCAATCCCAGTCCCTTTTTATCTCTACGGTCTTCTAATGCTCTACGTTCTGCTTTGATTTCACGCTTATCTCTTCGGGCATCAATAGCAAGTAATTCTTTTTGGCCTTCTAGTAATTCATTCAATGCCTCATTAGTAACAGGCATTGCTTCATCTGTATTCAGTACGACACCACCTTCAGTTGGTTTTACACTAGAAGAATCTGGTGATTTACCAATTGAACTGCCGGCGGTGATAGTAGGAACGGCTTTGGATTTAGTTTCGGAACTTTGAGGTTGCTCAGTTGTACTTGTTTCTGCTTTTTGTTCTGTCGCCACCTCTACTTTCTCAGACATAATGGACATCTTATCAAGCATCTTCTGATAAAACTCACCATCTTTACGGAGATATTCAACTGCCTCTTCGTGACGGGCGTCTGCGGCATCTTTAGCAACTATCTTCGCCTGTTTCGCCGCTTCCTTGGCAATCTTGTTGTCCATTCTTTCTGTAGCAGAGCCAGTACCCGTAATACTTTTGACCTTGTCAATTCCACCTTTGACTTTGCCTATACCCTCTTTGGCCAAGCCATAAGTGGCCATCATTTTCATTAATGTCGGTGTACTCATCTTATCTCCGCCTTACAATCTATTAAGTTGCATTGTGCCGTTCTTTTTCTTCTTCTAACCATTGACTCAATAAACGAACATAAATGTCTCGTTCATAAGGCAACATATTTTCTAGGTCGCTGAGGCTGTAATTGTGGTGTTGCATAAGTTGGAAATTAGTCTTATAATGGTTTATAAGATTATCATAACTTATGCAAAGCCGAAAAAATCCTCCAGACCCTCCAATACTACATCTTCGCTATGTCCACATTTAGAACACTTATAATCTATAGTGTGCCTCAGTGTAGGTTGATTAGCAAAGAAATCTTTAATTTTATCGAAAACAGGTTCTTGTAAATTCTCTACGAACTCTGTCAATTCTGTCTTAGATGTTTCTGAGCCTTTGTAAACTCCTTCTCCATCAAATACATAATCAATAGAATCAACAATAACTTTAAACATCTTTTCGATTGTATCTTTTTCTGAATCGTGATACGCTAATTCTTCAGTAGTCAAGTATTTAAGTTGAACTCCGACTTGGTCATTCAGCATTATTTTAGAATGGTCATCCTCTGCAAAATCAATCGCAATCGTATCAATCTTAACAGAAAACTTATCGGTCTGTCCACACGTAGCCCCATCAACTTCTTGATTACAAGTAAAGGACGGTTCAATAATTTCTCCACGACTCTTCGCTCTAATATTCAAAAATAGAAAGTCTACATCAAACGCTGGTAATTTATTACCATCTATCTTTCCCTCAGTACAGTTAGAAATGATTCTAATAATCACATCTCTCACTGCGGTAGCAAATTCTGTGCCCTTTAGGGTCTTAGCCCCTTCCATTGCTGTTAAAAGAATTTTCTCTTCTTTCACAAGAAATGGTCGATATGATACACTATTGCCATTAGAAGGCAATTTTAATGTGTAAATCGGTGTTTCAATTTTCGGTAAAGCCATAATTATCACTCCATTATTTTATATAAATTTAATCTTCGCCATCGTCGGCCCACCAGGTTGAATCTCCATCCCAGCGCCAGTCTCTCATTGTAAAGGTAACAGTAAAGGTAGCAACATCTGAACTATCTCCCCACGCTAATTCTATCGGTCCTACATTAGTCGGATAAGCCTCTTCTAATACTACAGATGGAGTTTGTTGTGCGTGAAGTCTTGTAACTGGAACAATTCTAAGGGTACTCCAATATTGGTCATAATACGATAATGTATATTTCTGTCTTCCTGCGTCTTTGACGTTTCCTGTTATAGCCGCAATCCATCCCTCAAAGAACCGATGCTCCAGCATATCTTGGGCACTACACATAAAAGTCATTGCTACTGTATCGACAATCATATCATTTGCTACTTTAAAAATTGGTCCAAATCGTTTAGCATCAATTGTGCCTACTGATTTGCCCGGTATTGAAATAGACTTACACATATAAGACAGCCGCTTGGTGTTGGCATCTGATGCACCATTATAGAACTCTGGGAGACCAGTTGGTTTATAGAATTCTACACTGAATAGGTTAGTCCTTAGATAGTCGTAATAACTACCGTATGCCTGATTACTGAATTCTGATATCTTCATTTCTATTTACCCCAAACTGATTTCGCCGAGGCACCAACAAATTTCTGATATGGTAAATATATAACATTTTCCCATTCGTTTGCCGGGGCTTCTAAAAGACTTGTCTTTACGTGGCCGTATAAGTATTTATGTATCATCTTGTCAGCCCCGTTGATGTTTTTGACTGCATCCCAACTAATCCTAAAATGTGCTTTATCAGACATTTTCTCTGGGTCACCCTTTTCACTAGCAAACTTCAATACTTTACGTAAAAACTTCTCACGCTCAATAGGAGATAGGTAGTGGAAGTTCAATCCAAGGAATCCATCTTTATATACATCTAAGCATATAATTAAAGGGAATCTATCCCAATAAGGAAGTGTTGCTTTGCCTTTTGCATCATAACCATATGTATACATTCTACCCGGTTTTAATACTGCTCTTTTCCTCATTCCTTTAGCAGAATCACCAACTTTAGTCTTAAACCAAGCGGCAGACTTTCTTGCTAACTTTGCCTTAGATGGCCTCTTAGTGGCAGTCATTTGAGAAGCAGTTAATTCTGCCCCAATGCCTCTTTTCGCCATCTGACCAGTCTTGCCAGTGCGTCCAATTTTACCCCATTGCTTTCCGAGATAACGATATTTCTGTCCATCACTAGCGACCTTTTCGGTCCCTACTGCTATTTGAATCAATTTTTTTGCGACTGCTATTGCCATATTACCTTACCAGATGGTCCTCAGTGAGTATTTTAAACTGCCATTGTCTGTCTTCACAAAAATCTTTGCAGTGTTCCCATTTTGCTTCATTCACTTTCCACACCTTTAATTCTCTTAGATAACGATATTTAGATTTCGCAGTTTTGCCCATTACTGGAGCCGAACACTGGCTCTTAGGTTTAACTTCTATCACTATGTTTCTAGTATTACCGCCCTCTTCTAATACTTCCATCCAGAAGTCAGGAAAGTATCTATGCACTTTGCCGTCAACTGGGCTTACATATGGAATTACGAGTTCCTCGCTGTTCCATTTGATTACCTTTACACTCGTATCAGCATACACCATAAAACGTCTTTCCCAAGATGACCTATATACTACATTATCAACTGCACCAACGTATTTAGAGCGATTCTGAACTTTATACTTACCTTTATGTGCCATTGCTATTATTTATATAAATAGTTCAAAGAGTCAATAAGGAGAAACATAAGAGATGTTTTTTACCCTTCAACTAGCAGAGGTTCAATAGAATGACAGGCATAAAAGTAAACGTAAGCGAAGGTGGAGCCTCATTGTCCATAAGTTTTGGTGGCGGTCCGAAAGGATTCAAATTTCCTCTAGAAGACATTTCTGCTGGTAATTTCTGGACTAAACTTACAGTTAACTCCTGGACACCACTTACACCGACTTCTCCCCTTGAACAACAGAACCACGACTTAGCGGTGTATAAAATCGCTGATATATGGTTACCTATGCCTCTGAATTTGGGTACTGCATATAATCAAAACTTTACAGAAACAGAAGATGTTATGGTCAATCGAGGACTAACTTCACAGTCTGCGAGTATAGGTAGTACAATTGCTGATGCTGGTGTTTCTACAGTTTCAGGAATAGCCCAAGAAGTGGTCAAAGCAGGCGCAGGTCTCACTGGTATGAATGCTTCTGCTAAAATGGCTAAAGGTTCTATAGCGAACCAACAAATGGGATTAGTGTATGACGGAGCATCTCTTCGGGCACATACATTTTCTTGGAGAATGACTCCTAAGAATCCAGAGGAGCAGAAAGCAATTGAATCTATTGTAAGGGCTTTGAAAGGCTTCGCAACTCCTGCCACAGCAGGTATGTTTGGTGGAGAAGTACAAGATAGCAAAGAACAAGCAGGAGCAATTGCCAGTTTTGCGACAAATGGTAATGCGGGTCTTCAGACCGGTTTAGCTGGTAGCGACAAAACTGTACTACGAGCAATCGGAAGATTAGGAATACCGCCAACGGTATCTGTAGAGTTCTGGTATAAAGATGCAATCAATCCGCATCTATTTAGGATTAAAGATTCATTCATATTAAGTGTTGATGTAAACTATACTCCAACAGGAACTTGGAATGCGTATATGGACGGTGCTCCAGTTGAAACTCAACTGACACTAAACATCAAAGAGACTTCTATTGTTACACAAAGCGAAATTCAAGGAGGATTCTAATGAAATATTCTTCAACTCTTCCTAAGTTGACTTATAATGGAGTCACTATTGCAGATATCACCCATAGAATAGACTTGTTGGCTAGCGTCACTAAATATGAGGCACTATACTACACAATAAGAATTACAGAAGATATGACTCCAGAAAAAGTGGCACAGGCCGCATATGGAGACCAAGATTTGTGGTGGATAGTATGCACTATTAATAAAGTTATTGACCCATTCTATGATTGGGTAAAAACAGAAGCAGAAGTATATAGATATGTTGATTTGGCATATCCAAGTAGAACTGGAATTCATCATTGGGAAGACCAAGAATATGCTCAATTTGAGGAAGATAGTCCAGAGAACGATAGAGTACCTATCACAAATTTTGATTGGGAAATCTATAAGAACGACAAACTAAGAAATATCTTTCTACTCAAACCAGAAAATATTCCTAAGATTGAAAAGGAATTTAAGGCGTGGATGAGAACGATTAAAAAACAAGTACAGGAATAATACATTATGGCACAAAGTAGTTTTGAAACATTACAACCAGAAGCAACTTCTAACTGGAATGCTGAATTCTTTAATATGGAAGGAGAAGGCATTGAGATGAGTAGCATCATTGACCAATTCTCTATCTTTGAATCCATATATAATAACTGTATGTTCGGTGATATACTACTCAGAGACGGAACTGGATTTGTTGAGGCTCAAGGTATTGTGGGTTCTGGTGAAGAGAAAATTCTATTTGAAATATTAACTGATAATCAGACGATGGGCACGAGTGCTAATCTAGAAAAAGAATTCAGAATTAGTAGTATAAGTGGTGGTAGCAGGAACGACAAGTTTACAACATATCACATTGGAGTCACATCACCATATCTATTCGTAAATAATCAAAAGAAAATTAGTCGCTCATTCTTAAAAATGACTGCTTCTGAAATAGTTGATTATGTTGGGGTGAAGATTTTGAAGTTCGGTACCTTGGGCGGCATTGCTAAAGAATGGACTGAATTGAAAACGACCCCGTCACTACACGAAAAGAATACTGTAGTGCCAAATTGGAATCCTTTCCAATTGATTAATTTTCTTGCAAAGAATAGTGTTTCGGCAGACGGGGCAAGTAACTATTTATTCTTTGAGAATAACGATGGTTTTAAATTTATGACTGTCGATGAGATGAAATTAGAAGAACCTAAACGAGTATTAACCCTAAAAGATATGCCTGTTAAAGTACAACAACACGGGAAAGGGATATCTGTCGATGGTTCTATGATGGAAAAGTATCAAGAAGTACAGAGATTTAATATTCCTCTGGCTCAAACTAGTGGTTCATATGCTAGTTCTATACTGACACATAATATTTTACAGAAGAAATTAGATAAATATACAGTAGAGTATGATGGCGAAGCAGACAAAGTATTAGCAGAAGGTATTGGTTATAACGGTCCTCCTGGAAAGCCATTTAAAGATTATAACGTAGACCAACATACTGGGTTTATGAGTGCGAATTACTTGTATGATATTCACGATAAGGGCGAGAAAAGCCATTATCCTTTATATGATATGAAGAGAACAGAATTGAGAAATACCGTAGTCAAGTTTGACATTCCAGGAGATTCTAATATCTTTGCGGGCGATGTAGTGATACTACGAATACCTACTCAGTTGAGACAAGGAAAAATTTCTGAAGACCAATACTCGACAGGTGCTTGGTTAGTAACTGCTATTCACCACAAAATTAACAATGATGGCTATTGGATGACACTAGAATGTATGAAAGATGGGTTCTTCTCAGACCCAGCAATCACCATTCCGTCACGGGCTTAGGGAGATATATTATGCAATTTATGGGATTTGACGGATTTATTTGGTTCACGGGTGTTGTAGAGGACAGGCGAGACCCTATGAAATTGGGAAGAATGAAGGTACGTATTGCTGGACTTCACACAGAACAGAGAACTTTGGGCGAAGATGTGGGCATTCCCACTGAAGATTTGCCGTGGGCACATCCTATGCAACCTATAACTAGTGCCGCAATGAATGGAATTGGAACAACTCCACTTGGATGTGTTGAAGGAACTTGGGTAATAGGATTCTTCAGAGATGGCGAAAACGCACAAGAGCCTATTGTAATGGGAACATTTGGTGGATTCCCTATGGAAGCCCCAAAAGCGGTCGGATTTAATGACCCCAATTTACTTTATCCAAAAGCCACACATTTGATTGAGCCAGATACACATAGACGAGCAAGAGTAGATTTTAAGTCACCACCTGATATGGAAGTTGTTGACTCAAAACCAACTCCTCTTGATACTGCTGGTGGTCGTGTTGAAGATATGGCAGTAGGCATTGCACTTGGAGCCACCTGGGATGAGCCAGAGAATCCGTTCAAAGCAGTGTATCCATTAAACCACGTAAGAGCAAGCGAGAGCGGTCACGTAGAGGAATGGGACGATACACTAGATGCAGAACGCCTTATGAAATGGCACAAATCTGGTACATTTGAAGAAATACGAGCAGACGGAACTAAAGTCACAAAGATTCAAAAAGACAATTATAAGATTACATTAGGAGATGATTATATACACGTTAAGCCCAATCCTGTTGATGGACTAGGTGGAAATATGTATATAACCGTTGATGGTGATGCACATCTACAAGTTGATGGCAACTTGAACACTCACGTTAAGGGAAATGCTACCACACAAATTGATGGAAACTGGGCAGTCACTATTGGTGGCAATACAGATATTCAAACTGGTGGAACGAAATTAGACCAATCGGGTGGAGTACATACAATCAAAGGTTCAGTAATTCACTTAAATCCATAGGAGCAAGTACGTGGTAAATTTATCGAATCTATTAGGTTCACCAGCGAATGCCATTAAAGCGGCAACTGGTACTTCATATTTTTCTGGCATCAATGATGCTTTAGGGAAAGTAGGTACTGTATTAGAGTCGCCTGCTCACGGTACTGCGGTGAAAATGAAAACGGCCGCTAGAGATTTGTTTATCACAGATAAGATAAATCAAGATGTTCTCTTTGTACACGGTCAGCAAGGCGAAGAAATTTGGTCGGTACTGCAAGAGGTCCAAGATTTATCTGATGCCTTTTCAGTATGTGGTGATACTGCACTTAATGCCATTCTAGGCGCACAAACAGATTACATTAAAAACTCTGGTATTCAACAAGCAGGTAGAGACCTTGCGAGAACATTAGGCGATTATGAAGCAGACATTGATTGTGTCGCTGGATTTGCCACGCTCTTTGAAGGTGCTGGTGTAATAGACGATGCTTTAGGACTGGGCGACTTAGGCCAGATTCAACGTCGGACAAGAAACATTTTAGTTAATGCCACTGATGCAACACAACTTGCAAATATGACGGCTAGTTTACCAATCATCCAGGAACTTGTTGGTAAGTATAACAATATGTGTTCTGATATGACTAAATCTTTGAATGGATTAATTCAAAAAGACCTTGATAATATGCAGGCCGCTCTTAATAAATTAGCACAATGGGCTGCCTTTGCTAAATTAGCCACTGGTGACCCTTGTGCCCTTGTAAATAATCACAAGATGTTAGAGCATATTACTGAACCAGTGATGGAAGATATTATTAAATTGTATCAAAAGGCCACCGGCATTACAGCAACACCTACGAATCCTATTATTCCGTTAGGAGATTTCTTAGGAAAAGTAGTTGGTGGAATACCGTCAGTACCAAAATTCAAACAAGCAACTGGTGTTGGACTTAAAACTTTCGGTACTGTATCTAATTCAATCAAAACTGGTAAAGACTTAGTTGATGTACAATATTCTTCTGATGAAATGGAATATGTTAATGGTGTCGGTTGGATAGTTCCTGAAGGCGCACAAACAAATTTCACTAAAGAAGTTTTATCGGCTTCTTCGGTAAGTGTATCCTCTGGCATTGCACGGTTTTCACCTTCAAAAGATAACTTTATTGCAAACGCGGCCGACAAGAAATACGAAGCAGTTAATGAGAAAAAGAACGCGGTTGCAAAGATACACGTAGTCGGATGGTGTTCTGGTGGTAGTGACCAATCAGCAAATAGAAACAAGGCTCATTGTGAAGCCAAGAAGGGAACGTGGAACACAAAGGAGATGACAGACAACGAAGTCAAGGTTGCAGGCTCAATTGAAGCCGCAATGGGCTCAGTTGCGATTACATTAGGAAAAGCATTCGGCTCTATTACTGGTAGTCCTCCACCATCAAGTCCATCTTCAGCGTTGGTAGGTGGTCCACCACCAGTCGCAGGGAAAACTCGTGATAGTGTTAAAGGATATGTTAGCGTTTCTTTACCTGGAACAGGCGTTTCTATATCAACTAATTCCCCTTCTGGCGCATCAACGAAAGCCGATTCATTTGACGCATTTACACCAACACCATTTACACCAATAGACTCAGCGAGTTTTGTACTGCCCGCTGTAATGCCGGGAACTGCAAACTTCGGACAAGGAGCGGCCGCAGTAAATAATTTTGACACACAGTTATCTAATGTTGGTGGAGATATTTCAGAATATCATAAATCAATGGAAGTTATTGAGAAAGCAATGAAGACCGGAGACTTCTCCGCAGTTGAAACTTGTACGTGTGAGGCAAAGGCTGCCGTAGCATCTACTAAAGAAGTTGGTGCCTGTGACTTCTCAGGCTTAGCATTCCCTGATGGATATAAGTTAATTGAACCCTCTTTCTACACTACTGAATTTCTCCAGAAGGTTACAGCCGCAGAGAACTCTGGTTCAGGAGAATATGTAATGGGCGATGATGGAAACGTCTATCAATCTGCTCAAGTCGTGGTAGTTGCTCAATACGGAGCAAAGAAAGTAGACCCGTTCCTGCCAGGTAAAGCCGCTTGTACTAAATATCAAGGCAAATGGATAGCGTCCGTTGCCGCAAATACTGGGTCTTCTGGTGGCAGTTCTTCCTATGATATTAAAAACGCTAAATCTAAAGCAGTTTGTGAGAACGCAAACGGAAGTTGGGTATGTGCTAAAGGTACTGCTAACTCAGGCTCTGGTAAAACCGCAGTGGAATCATATGGAAAATTCACTAATAAGAAAAATGTTAATCCGAAATCAACTCTTCCAACAAAGAAGGCGTTTGATACTAACGAATTGCCTTCTCTCAATTTTGACAAGTTTACGAAAACGTAAGGATAAAGATGCCAGGTTCCGTAAGATTAACTGATATATGCACAGGTCACGGATGTTATCCATCACGAGATAATGCTGGTGCTTCTGGTAATGTATTGATAAATAGTTTGGGTGCTCATAGAGTTGGCGACCCTTGGAACGAACACGGATGTCCAGTATGTGTTGACCACGGTGGCGCACAAGCATCTGGAAGCCCTAATGTATTCGTAAACAGTTTGCCTCTTGCAAGAATTGGTGATGCTATTGACTGTGGCTCTTCAAATCAAACGGGTTCTGGTGATGTGATTACCAACGGATAAGTATAAATATAGTATATACAGAGGAATTTAAGAATGCCGGCACCTATTAGAACGATGAGAAGCAGAAAATATCGAGATTTAGACCTCGATATGTTGGTACATCCTATGACCAACGATATAGTTGGTCGTTCAGATGTGGATGCTATCAATGGTTCGGTAATTAATATCATAAAGACAAAGCAAGGAGAACGAGTTTTTCAGAAGGATTTCGGCTCTACCATATACAGTTCACTGTTTGAGCCAATGATTACTGAAACTCGTGTTATACTGGAAGGGGCAATCCAACAGGCTATTAATACGTTTGAACCTCGTATTGAGTTACAAAGTGTCGTGGTCAAAGCAGACCCAGATAAGAATGGATATGATGTAACCATTGCATATACTCCCATAAACTCTGGCTCACCAGTACAATTAGATTTCTTCTTAAATAGATTGAGGTAGCAGAAAATGGCAAAGAATACAAAAGCATTAGATTTATCGGACCTAGAGTTTGATGGAATTAAGAAGAATATTAAAACCTTTCTAAAAGGACAGAATGAGTTCTTAGATTACGACTTTGATGGCTCTGGTATGAGTGTAATGCTTGATATTATGGCATACACTACTCATTATATGGGATTTCATACTAATATGGCAATCAACGAAGCGTTCCTGGATACGGCTACGCTACGTAATTCTGTAGTATCTCACGCAAAAGCAATTGGATATATTCCAAAATCAGTTACCGCCTCTGAAGCCATTGTTAAATTAACATTCGACACGACTGGATATGACCCCCAATATATTATTATTGAAAAGGGCACTCAGTTTGTTTCTAACATTACAGGCGTACCTCAAGTATTTACTAACCTTAGCACAATCAACATTTTCGCTGATGAGGGTGGCGAGTTCACAGGAGAAATTAAACTCCATCAAGGCAGATTAAAAGCCCTTGAATGGACATTTGATTCCTCCGCTGACGGACAACAATTCTTCATTAAAGATGAAACTTGTGACCGCTCTACAATTACAATGCTTGTGAACGATAAGCCTTGGGATAACGGAAAAGTATTATCTGAAATGAGTCCTAGTTCACTTTCATACTTCCTTCAAGAAGGACTTGATGGAGTATCAGAGATTTACTTTGGTAATGGAATCTTCGGAAAGATTCCTCTTGATGGACAGAAAATTCAAATTACGTATCTTTCTACACAAGGTGCGCCAGGTAACTACACTTCAACTATTAATGAACAGACGTTTGCACTTGAATCGACTATTGATAACGTCTATACAGCGAGCCAAGTCACGCTAAACACTGTAGATATATCATCTCTTGGTGCTTCGGCAGAATCAACTGATAATATCAAGTTGACTGCGCCTCGTGCCTATGAACGTCAAGACAGAGCAGTTACGGCAGAAGATTACAAGACGATTCTTATTGAGAAGTATCCTAATATTGATTCTATTGCAGTTTGGGGCGGAGAAGATAATGACCCTCCTCAGTATGGAGCAGTATTCATTTGTATTAAGCCTAAACACGGGCTTGAACTATCGCCTCTCACTAAACAAAAATTAACTACTGACATATTAGCAAAATATAATATGTTGGCGATTAACCCTATTATCACTGCACCAGAATATACATATCTTGATGTTCTTACTACAGTTAAATATAATCCTGTACTGACTTCATTGTCTGCTGGAGAAATTCAATCAAAGATTATTGCTGATATTAAACAATTCTTTGATTCAGAAATCAGTGCATTTAAAGTCACTATGAGATATTCTAGACTCGGAAGTGTTATTGATGTTGCAGATGAATCTATTAGTAACAACTTAACTTCTATTAAATTCTATAAGAAATTCTACATTCAAGCATCCAACACAGTTGGTAACTATATCTTTAAATATGATAACGCAATTACTCCTGGTACTGCGGTCTCCTCTGTATTTGGAAACTCAGATACTGGAACACAATATGCTCTACTTGATGATGGTCAAGGGAACATACTATTATACGATATTGTAAACGAACAATTTTTGAATACAGAACAAGGAACGGTCGATTATGAAAATGGAATTATAGAGTTGATTGGTTTTAGACCAGTTCTTGACACTAACTCAGTAATTAGTTTGTACGCTACACCGCAATCTAATGACATTACTGCCATAAGAAGTAATTTGTTAATACTAAATAACAGTAGTGTAACGATGCAAAGTATAAATTGATTGGGGAATTAGTAACAAATGGCTAACGATAACTTTACTAAAACTCCTGCTAAGTTTTTATCTGTCTTTGTGGAGAGAATGGTTCCCGACTATGTTCGGGAAGACCATCCTATGTTCATCACGTTCATACGGAAATACTTTGAGTATTTGGAACGTGAAACTGGTGTAAACGGTGAACTAGGTGAATATAATCAGATAACCGATTTAATTCAGAATATCGATGTTGACCACGCACTCGACAACTTTATTCCAGAGTTTGAGGCGAAGTATCTACACGGTACTCCTCACACTTCTATTGACCCAACGGTTGAAACCACAGACAAATCCTTCCTTACAAAGAATATTCAACCTGTATATAGGCAGAAGGGTACTACCTCTGCACTAGAATTCCTCTTCAGGAGAGATTTCAATACAGATGTTGATACGATGTATCCAAAACAATGGATAATGAACGCTTCTGGTTCTGTATGGTATGAGCCGCAGTGGCTTACGGTACTAACTGACCACGCATCTTCAGACGTTAACCACGAGTATTATGGTGCGACTGATTATGTACAATTGCCTGCGACTGTACGTGACATATACAACAAAAAGATTATAGGTCAAACGTCTGGTGCAACAGCATTCGTGGATATGGACGAGTCCCTATCAACAACAGATTATGAGAAAATACTATTAACAGAAGTAAATGGTGTATTCTTAAAAGACGAATTAATATTTGAAGATGTAGGAACTTCAGGAGTAATTCCGTATAAAGCACTAATCATCTCTGACGGCATAAGAACCGAAGGTGAATGTATTGTTAACGGACATAGATGGACTGATAAGTGGATTAATATCACTGGTCATCCAAATGAAGTTCACTATCTTCACGCCGCTGGTATTAACAGAGAGGGTGGTTCTTTAGTAAAAGGATTAACTTCTCAATCGACTGCCGTTATTAGCAAAACTGATACTGATTGGACTAAGTTTAATCTATTAGAAGTAAGTGGTGATTTTGAACTCGGTGAGAAACTATTCAACGTAGCCGCTAATAATTATTGGGAAAACCCATCTGAATCATTTTGTTCTACGTCTACAGATTGGCCTACATTAGGCACATACACTACTGAGATTGATTGTAAAGCCGCAATGCACCCTGGCGGTATGGATAAGAATTCCCCTTACTTTGGCGAATCTGCATTCCTTGTTTGGTTCCCAGTAGTCGAAATATCAAAAATACTTCAAGACGTTCAACACGACATTCTAACGGGTATCGATACTCCTCCTCTAACACGAGAAGAATGTGAAGTTCTATTAAATTTAGAAACTCAGCCACTCGTAAAAACCGCAGTATGGAAAACGAATGGTCGTTGGTTAGATTCTGGTGCATTCTTATCCTCTGATAGAAAACTACAAGATAACGATTACTACCAAGATTTCTCGTATGTTGTTAGGTCAAATGTACCTATTCAATCATATAGAGAAGTTCTAAAGAAACTAGTTCACCCAGTCGGACTTAAACTGTTTGCTGAATTCTCGTTCCGCTCTACAGTTGATTTGGTAATCGAATTACCTACAGATTATGCCAAGTTAATGGTTGCTATATTCTCGTATCTTGATGTTGCAGTTGATATTTGGGACCAAGAATCAGAACAACACGGTTCTGTTGGCAGGGCTCATACAGGATTTGGAGTCTTCCTTGAGAAAGGCTTCGATGAGTATATCATTGAGATAATGAATAACCTTGATAGCCGTTCTGCACTAATCACTCCTGAAAGATGGACTGATGCAGGAGAGCATTTTGGTGTCGATATAGTCACTGCTAAAGAAGATATCAAAACAATTGGTACAAAACTAACTGAAAAATTATATACAATAGGCGTTCTTAATGATGATATCAAGAACAACATTAGGGCTTGGCCAGAAGAAGTTACGTTTGATTTTTACAATCTTCTCAAAGTTCTGCCTATTACAGAGTTCCCACCATCTGTATCAGAGTTAATCATTAATGATAACTTAGATTCAACTACAGACGGTCGAATGATTTCTTGTGATGTTTATGCGTTAACTGTATTTACCGCACTTCAAAAAGTTGTGGAATGGGTTGAAGCATTCATCCCAGAATCGAAATATGCTCCTGAAAAGAGTTACCAGTTCTTTGAGAGTAATAGAGAAGATACTATTGTTAAGAAAATTTATGGACAAACGAATGATGTTATCGATTCTGTACAGATACAAGCATTTGAAAATGCTCCTACAGAGATACATTCCCACGGAAAGAAGAATGGATTTGCTCCACTAGTTGCAACAAAAGTTACCAAAGGACTTGAATTGCCATTGATGAATGTTGGAGCGGCCGCTTACCACGTTCACGCTTTTAATGGTGACCCAATACCAAATTTAGAAGTTCACGGAAAAGCAGTAACTGCCAATGGACTTTCATATGCTCAAGCACGAGCATTGATGGAACGTGACGCATTTGAGATTCCTGAACTATTAGCAGATGTTCATACAACATCATTTTTGCCAGAAGCCTCTGGGCACGTTCATAAATTTGTAGAGTATCAAATTGTAGATAGACAAAGAGGTCGTGTTGCTAATCCAATGAGTCGGGCGCAAGCAAGACAATTAATTGATGGCGATATCTCTTCTGTTACTCTATATGATAATATAGGAATAACTACTAATGGTGTTCCTGAAACAGATGCAAATGGTATATTCCAAGGAGGAACTGTTGCAGATGCAAATGGCAATATTACGTCTGCTCATTATCACGAATACTTAGTCACTTATAATGCTGATTGGTCATCGGGAGTTTACCTAGATAACGGCGACATACTTGCCGACTTTACTGATTTTCAAGGTAACGATTTAACGCACGGATTTGTTTATACTCCAGTTACCACTTGGATATGTTACAATTATAAACCAGAATTGCCTGTCGACCAAACCGTAACTGACGGTGTTGACTATTCTGGCAATATAATGAATTTACAGCAAAATGTATTTAATTCATTAGATGATGCCACTGTAGCAACATTCTTAGGTGATGCCACATTCACATTCCATCATAAACAAACTTGGCCATCTGATTTAATTCCTAATGTAGATTGGATTGAATTATATTCATCTAATTTTATTCAACAGGTGCCGGGCACAGGCGATGTTGGTGATTTGCTAGGCTCAGTCTTAGTATCTGACCAAACGACAGACATTGCTACAATTCAAGAATGGCCTCTCGACCCTGACAAAATTGTTATTGTTGACCAATCTGGAATTGCATATCTACTACACACTACAACTGGTGTCAAAGAAGTATTTTTCGATTACACATCAATTAACTTGACGATTGGAATTGGACCATTTGGTGCATACGATGAGCGTGGCGCTCTAGGAATCGCCTTCCATCCGTCGTTCTCAACGAACGGGCGTTTCTACGTCTATTATATGACAGAGCAAGGGCCATCGACTGGTAGTTATGGATATCCACTTTCTACATCGATGATTTCTGAATTCACTGCGGACCCAACAGACAATTATAGTGTTGATATCACAACTGAACGTAATTTAATCACACAGCCTCAACCTGATATGAATCATAACGGTGGACAATTAGTATTTGGTCCAGACGGTTATCTTTATATTGGATTTGGAGATGGTGGTAACGCAGGAGATATGGGATATACATCGAATAACACTCAAGCGGGATTCGGACACGGAGTATATGGTAATGCTCAGAACCCAACAGTTCTATTAGGAAAAATCCTTAGAATTGACGTTGACCCAGATACTGCCACTGGTATGCCGTATTCAATACCTGCTGATAATCCATTCACTGGAGTTAATGCAAAACCATATAAAACTGACGGGGAAATGTTTAGAGAAGAAATCTTTGCATATGGATTACGTAATCCTTGGAGATTCTCGTTTGCTTCTGACGGAAAATTATGGGCCGCAGATGTTGGACAAAACAAATTTGAAGAAATTAATATCATCGAATCTGGTGGTAACTATGGTTGGAGAGTGATGGAAGCATATCACTACTTTGAAGAAGACCAAGCAGTCATTAACCAAATGGCAATTGACCAAGGATTTGCAACTACTCAAGAATTCCTAATATCTCTAAAATCCCCTATTCACGAATACAGCCACGGAACTGGTATTAGTATTATGGGTGGCTTTGTTTATCAAGGTAGTCTTTTAACTGGACTGCAAGACAAATATATATTCGGAGATTGGAGTACGGGCTGGCAGGGCACTACTGGTCATCTATATTCTCTAGAAGAGAATCCAGCTGGACTATCTGCACACTTCACAATAACTCCTAATGCAATTAATGGCGCATCACATAGTCACGAGGCTATACTTGATGCTGGACAAGTTGCATTCTGTCAAGCCAATCCAGGAACACCAGTAGTAGTTGTTCAGAGTGATGTAACTCACGCACACCTTTATACTCACACATTCTCAATTATATGGAATGCGACTTTCAATACTTGGAATCTAATAGCACAAACAAACCAAGAGAACCACGATGTATTTACATTTATTGAATACAATGGTAATGTAGGGTACACTAGAAAGAGCCTTTCTTTCTGGGACCCAGTAACAGAAGTGGTTACTCTAACAACCCATAATGAATCAGTAATGACGATGGGGCAAGACAGTTCTGGAGAACTTTATATATCTACCAGAGTAGGAATTGATAGTTACCAAGGTAGTGGAATTAATAATTGTGATATACACAAACTAACAGAAACATTTGATTCATCTACAGCAACTGGTGCCGCGGCACAAATACCTGCTTCTGAAATGGCTCACGTCCACGGATATAAAATAGTATATAATGTTGACACCGAATTATTTTCTGCACTAGAGATATCAGATATTGAAATGACTGTCTGGGATGCTTTCTTCCCAATATGGCATTGGAATCTACCACAGTCTCACATTCATCCAGTTATTACTTCTTGGTCAGGGCTTATAGACGAAGATATACTTCTTGGTTCCTCTGCTGGCTGGCACTTGAATCCTACATCTCTAGTTTGGGAACCATATGATACTGGCGCCGACACTCCTTGGCAAGCAATAACTGATGACAACGATGGCTCATCTTTTTATATTGAATATGCTCCAATTGTTGAAATATTGGGAGCGAATGAATATGGCGAAAACGCTCACATTCACTATTTCAATAGTGAATCACTAGACTCGTTTGGTCCTAACTCAGACCGTATTGCAGTACCAATTACGAGAGTTCAGGCGGACTCTCTAGCAAATGGCGGGGTAACTTCTGTTGAAGTATATTCTTCTATTGAAGATTCTGGTCAGCATCAACATTATCACGTATATAAAATTATGTGGAATCTTTCTACGCAACAATTTGTTGCAGACGAAATGGCTGAAATGTGGGACCTTAATGGAACAGGACAATTCAGTGCCGTAGAGACACACCTACGAACACACGAACATACGCTTTTAGTTAATGGTATAACGACCCATCTAGGATGGAACGGTACACCATTGTATACTGCACCTGATATTACATTATCAAATGCACACGATTGGGATAATCTAGAAGGTTCACAATTAGACCACGTTCACGCTTTTAATGGTACTAACCTAGACACTCTCGGCTCACACACGGGAAGACAATCAGTTGCATTAGATAATAATCAAGCAACAGATTTGATAAATGGCGAAGTTGCTGAAATTAAAGTATTTTCATCTATCGCTAACGGAGACCATTATCACGGAGTTACAATTACATACGATGCAAACACTTTAAGTTTTGTTGCATTAGATACTGAAAAATGGGAATCAAGTGACGGTCATCAATTCTATTCTGCCGACCCACGTTCTCACGCTCATCCAACAAATGTCTCGAACCTGTTCTCACGACCAGGGTATAATCAGATAATGGAAATTCTACCTACGTTTGCTTCTCCTGGATATCCATATCCTGGTGGTTCGCATCCTCACTTTCATAATTCGACTGTAGTTGGTCCCTTTGCTGAAGGGGTTTTAACTGGACAAATTTCTTACGCCCACGGAATGACGATTGCACAAGCAATGCAACTGATTGACGGAACAGTTGATTTTGTTACTATATACGATTCAATTGAGGGTGCTCACTTTCACGAGTACACAATCAAATGGAATACTGTAGATAATATATTCTATGCGTTTTGGTCGACTACTTGGATTAAAGGTGGAATTGAAGATGCACTTCAAGACCCTGCTAAATATTACGTATCACAGGTTGAGATGGCCGCTGAAGGACTTCACTGGCACAACTTGACAATTGACTGGAATCCAAATTTACAGTTGGTCCCACAACAAACTGGCGGTAGTATATATACTACAAAGACAACATCAACTGATGAAGTTCTTTCGGCATCACCAAGTATTGTTATTACGCAACAATCAACAGAATTACTACCAGTCACTACAACGTATAATGACCAACCAGCGACTGGTGACACAACAATAGTGGTTACATATAGTGATTTGATTACGACAACAACTACGTCTACGACTCAAATTACAACAACAACTACTGATGTTGTGTATTACTCTGATTTTGAAGATTTAACTACGGTTGGTGACCCAGTATATACTTCGGCTATTACAACAAGTGCCTCTTCTAATGAAGTGGAAGATTTAACGGAAAGAAAGACGTATTTGAATACGGTTCTACAGGCTAATAATCCACCTATTGTTCAAATGCAACCTTCATTTATGGCTGGTATCGGAAGTCACGACCACCTGCTTTATGAGGGATGCTCTTTGGATTCTGCGGGTGTCAATGCAGGAAGAACTTGTGAACCGATAACTTTGTTACAGGCTAATGAATTAATTAATCAACAGAATGCGAACTACGGTATTATATTCTTTGATTCTCCTAACGGGGCACAATCCCACTATCACGGGTATTCGATAAAATTCAATCCTAACCAAGGTTTAAAAGGAACATTTAATTGTTCTGGTATTTCTCAATGGGATATTGTACCAGGCACATCAACATATGTACATAAATTTACATTATCTGGTGGTTTCCATAGTCACGATTATTGGATATCACAAGCAGATTATGTTTCTCTTATTGGTGGAACATACATAACAACACCACAAAGAGATGACACGCACAGGACGTCATATACACACGAAATCGTAATTGCGTGGACCGGGAGCACATTTGACTTGATATCACAGACTAGTCCGTTTGATAATCACGATACAATATCATATCTAGGAAGTGTTCCAATTGGTGGCCAGTGGTCACAAAACACAGCAGGTTCAGGAGCGGGAGACCACGTTCACGGAGTAACTGTAAACGATAGCAACGTATGGCCAGTACCGGCATAAGTTGTGAATATTTTAATTAAAAAAACATATAAATAGTTCTGATTAAGACAGCAGAACATTATAATTTAAGGAGTTAGCAAAATGGGTGCAATTGTAACCAGTAAATTCAGAACACAGAACTTGATGGTTTTCATCGACCAGTTCAAAACTACTGGTTCTGTTGACGACAACTTCCTGTATCTCGGGTTTGGGCGAAATGACGCTTGGCCAGACGATGCTCAAGGAAATGACGAAAGTTCAGGTAACTTTACACTACCTGACCCACTAGATGAAGATGAATCACAGTATTGGACCGACATTGTTGGTACCAAACGAATTCAGAATGATGATATTTCACCAGTGTTACCCCGATTAAATTGGGAAACAGGTGATACTATCGCATTTGACGGAGATGCCGCAAACGGTATCACAGGAATTGATGAGCCTGGCCGTTCTTTCGTATCTAAAATAGGAAGTCACTCAGTAGTAATGAACTCAGAATACAGAGTTTATATGTGTACAGGCGAACCATCAGGTGGTAAATGTTATATTGCAGGAGTATTTGATGGCGGAACAGCGGCATCACGTACAGTCTGTGAAAATACTCTCGGTGGATTGTGGCTGCCAACTGGCGCCTCTGAAGAGCCAACAGGCTATACAGGAGATGCGGCAGGACTTGTAGCACAATCAATTAGTACATCTGATAATTATGTTTGGACATTCTTATATAAACTAGAATTGAACGACATTATTAACTCAACTACAAACGATTGGATGCCAGTTATATCAGGTACAGGCGTATTAGCCGGTTCTGAACAAGCAGATTTTGGCGATAGTGATTCAATCTTTACAGCAAAAACTCACCACGGTTTGATTCACGTTAGACTTGAAACCTCAGACGGTTTCCCAGAAAACGATGACTTTAGACAGATTGGATTGCTACGTAATCCAGAACTTGCCGGTGGCGGAACTAAAGCCCAAGCCTCTGTATATGCAGATGCGGATGTTAGTTTGCAAACGGATAGTGGACAGTTGATTTACTTAGAGAATCGCCGAGCGATTACTCGTGCTTCTGACCAGATAGAGGATTTGAAACTCGTAGTTGAATTCTAAGAAACAGTTTAGGATGTTATATATGTCTCTCCAACTATTGGAGAGACATTAAAGATGATAAAATATATTTTAGGATAATAGCGAATGGCATATAACTTCAACACATCTCCATATTATGATGATTATAATCCGGATGATAAATTTTTAAAGATTTTGTTCAATCCAGGGCGTGCAGTGCAGGCTCGGGAATTGACCCAAATTCAATCCATTCTTCAAAACCAAATGGCATCTTCTGCCAATCATATTTGGAAAAATGGGTCCCCGGTAGTTGGTGGTGAAGTTAGTATTGCTAAACGAGAATGGATTCAATTAGCGACAGTAGATACTACTTGGCTAAATCGTATTGTATATGGCGAAACATCGAATGCCGTAGCAGTTATTGAACAACTTCACGATGACGAAACACAACCAATATATTACTACAGAGTTCTTTCTGGAACTTTTGCTCAATCTGAAAATCTGTTAACATATGATACTGTTTGTGATGGCGGATTCGATGCGAACGGAGAGTGTGCTGACAACTCTTGGTATGATGCAACGGTAATCTATAAGGCAGGCGTAATTGTAGCAACAGGTAGGGCACTAGAAGCCAGAGTCGATGATGGAGTTTATTGGCTAAATGGATTCTTTACTCCTGTACTAGCACAAACTATTTTCATCGACCCACTTACCGCGTCACCCACGCTTAAAGTTGGATTCGATATTGAAGAAATCATTGTTGCATCTACTACAGACCCAAGACTTCTCGACCCTGCATCTGGTTTCTATAACCAGAACGCACCTGGTGGCGACAGATATCAAATTTCACTCAAACTAATTAAAGAAGTTGATTCGGCTGAAGCCAACAAGTTTATGTGGTTGATGGATGTTACAGCAGGAGTCATCACCACAAAATATGAATCAACAGATTATTCGCTTCTCAGTAATGAGATGGCACAAAGAACATTTGACGAAAGTGGTAACTACACGTTAAACCCATTCCCAATCGAATTTAAAGCGGGTTCAACGGCAGATAAATTTAAAGTTAAAGTAGAACCATCAAAAGCGTATATTAACGGATATGAACACGAACTGCTTTCTCCAATTCACGTTGAAGCCGATAGAGCAAGAACTACTCGCCACGTGGCGAATGACCATATCGTTCCTGAATTCGGACCATACTTTGAAATTGCTTCGGTTGATGATATCAATGGCGTATTCAATGTGGTTAATAAAGAATATGTTATATTTGTCACAGACACAGGATATACTTCAGCGACTGCCAATCCAGGAACTATCGGAACAAGAAAACGTATTACTCACCTAACTAAAGTTGGCACAGCATACAGAATTTATATAGAAAATGCTGACGGTCTTGACGCAATTGCACCTTGTCAATATATCGTATCAGAAACTAATGCTGATGTATATGCTAAACTTTCTCGTCCTACAGGTGTCGCAGTTAAGAAAGGGGTTAATTATCCTTGGCTTTATGAAGTCCACGGACTCACTTCTGCATTAACTCTTGGACAAGTAACATATTCAACACAAAAGAATTTAACATCAATACTTTCTGGAGCAGTTGCTTCAGTACCCGCAGTGTTCAACGATATGCACTGGCAACGTATTCTTTATATTTGGGATGAATTTTCTAACGAAGTCATACCTCAGAATGGTACAGTTGCTTCAGGAGACACCTGGCAAGCAGACTTATCAGGAAATACAACTGCACTTATAACAATCATCGACCAAGCAACAGGCAACGCTTCTACGGCTCGCTCAGGACACAACATCTCCATTATGGCAGATATGTATATGTCTAATGCTAACTGGAGAGCAATATCATACGCCACAAACTCTGGCGACTCTGTATTAGATGCTACTACAGATACATTAATTCTTACCCACGCGGTAGATGAAATTGTATCTATTATCGCACCTGACACATCGGATGTTACTTCTTCCTTTACATTCCATTCTGGAGACACTGATACTACGCTGACTGATGCTAAACTCGTATGGAACGATGCACTTAATCCTAGTCAACCAGGTACATATACTGTAACATACAAATCATTTACTCTTGGTAATATTACAACTGCTCAGTATAGGTGTATCAACTCTTATACCGATTCTGGTGTTATATATGATAATGTGTATAATTATAGAGATAGCAAGGCTGTAAACCACAGTATTGCAGATATAGTAGACTTTAGAGCCTCGGATGACGATTACGCAGTTGGAACATATTTGCCACTGCCTACTTCAAATATATCCGCGTCTTATGATTTCTATCTTGGTAGAAGAGATAGATTAACAATCAATGATGATGGCCTAATAAAGATTAAGCAGGGATTCCCATCTACTGAACCAGTTCTTCCAACTGAAGAATTGAATGAGATGACTTTGTATAATCTGTTCATTCCGCCTTATACATATGACCACAAAAATATTAACGTATCTCACGTAAAGAATAAACGATTTACAATGAAAGATATTCGTGGTATAGAAAATAGACTTGAAAATTTAGAATACTATACTGCACTTAATCTTCTTGAAAAAACTACCGCCGATATGCAGGTACTTGATACGGAAGGGCTACAAAGATATAAAAATGGAATCTTAGTTGACCCATTCGTAGACCACGGTATTGGGGATGTTATCGATGAAGCATATTACTGTTCTATTTTCCCAGAAGCACGTATATGTACTGTACCATATGAAATGTATGGTATGGATATGGAAGGTGGCGTCAATACAAATATTAAATCAAACAGAATAACATACACACTTGATTACGATGTTGTTGAAGCGTGGATTGGGCAGCCTTGGGGCTCTCAAGTTATTAACTTGAATCCATTCGCAAGAAAATCTTGGGTTGGATTCTGTGTGCTTACTCCTCAATCTGATACTTGGTTTGAAGAATTATATATGCCAGATGTTATCTTACAAAATGAAAATAACAATGCCGTATTACAACAAGTCGAAAATTTCGGAACACAAACACGATGGAACGCTTGGCAGACTACGTGGTCTGGATGGGCTGATATTGGTGGAAGAAATAATGTAACATCGGGCACAGAAACTACGTTTGGTGGTGCCGGTGGACAAAGAGCATTCACGACTGGCTCAGTCAACAATAGATTTGGTATCAGTCGCCAGCGTACTGCTTGGAGAAATATCACTAGTACGGAATCTTGGAGTCAAAATCAGCAACAAACTAATAACCAAGTAAGAAGTGGTGAACGCTCTTGGATGGAAATTAATGATATTCGTACACAAGTCGGCGATAGATTTGTAGACAGTTCTGCTATTCCTTGGATGAGGTCTGTTCCTGTAACTATCGATGTAGACAAACTTCGACCAAATACTGTAATGCACTTTGAATTTGATGAAATTAATGTGGATGCTTATATCACACCAGAAGGTGGTGCTATGGGTGACCCAGTAATGACTTCTAGTATAGGACAACTAAGAAACACCGTATTACAAATCCCTTCAGAGGGACCAGATGGGGTTAGAATCAGAACGGGTATGAAGTTACTCACAATGAAAGACCATTATGAAGACCCTACTCTGATGACTACACAAGCAGTTGGTATCTTTACCTCTGCTGGAACGCTTGATAGACGCCAAAGAGATATATTATCAACGCTTGAAAACTTTACCGTAACACAAGCAATTTCAGATACTCAATCAATCCTTGGTGGACAACGAACTGTTGCACGTTCACGAAATACTAGTAATGTCAGAACAAGCAGAAGTGTTACCGAGTGGTATGACCCAGTCGCAGAATCGTTCCTTGTAGCGAATGAAGATGGTGGTGTGTTTGTAGATTCAATTGACTTGTATTTCTGGTCAAAGGATGATGAATCAACTCCAGTTCGTGTAGAAATTAGAACAATGTTGAATGGTTATCCAACTACTACAGAAATACCAATGGCATCCAGAATGTTATATCCTAATGAAGTTTCGACTTCTTCAAATGGTTCGGTAAGTACACGATTTACTTTCGCTGACCCTATTTACTTAATGAACCAAACAGAATATTGTTTTGTTGTGATATCCGATTCATTGAAATACAATATGTTTATTTCTGAATTAGGAGAAAATGATTTAGCAACTGGTACATATATCGGTGAGCAACCATATCTTGGAAGTTTATTTACTTCTCAGAACAACACAACTTGGACCGCGGAACAGTTAAAAGATATTAAATTCCAAATGAATAAGTGTGCTTTTGAAACTACAGGAAATCTTCAGATTAATATGAAGCCGTACTCTGGAATCAAAGAAGCGGCATCATTTATGCCTAACTTCCAGCCACTAGTTCTCTCAGGAACAACTTTAGAGTTTGAAGCCATTCTAAATGGAGACACAAATAATATTATTGGCGGAGTTCTCGACAACGAAGACGTTATTTTAGAAAATGTCGTATCACTTGACGGCTCACAAACAATCGCTGGTGGTTATCAGTATACTCCATTGTCATATACTGCTTCTTTTGCCTCAACGAATGCTAACCTATCTCCTGTTATAAACAAAGAAAGATTGTCAACAGTTCTTGTTAACAATGTTATTTGGGATACTGCTCCTACTGTTAAGAATCAGATGGGAATATATCAAACTAAGGATGTTAAGTTGGCGAATTTCGCTAGTGACTTACAAATGTTCCTTAGTGTACAAGAAGTTCCTAATACATACGTAAAAGTTTACTATGATACTGGCACAGTTGTACCACGTTATATCACAGTTGTTCCATATACAAACATTATTACTCACGGTGATTATAATGTTAATGATTTTGAGGAGCAATATGCCTATATTTATCCATCAGGAAGTAATAGTCCTGAAAATACAATTACTGCCCAGCAATCAGGAATAGCCGCTTGGAACGGAACAATCGTTACAGGTGGTGCATCCGGGCAAGTATCTACTGCATATGTTGATGGCGATGATGACCCAGCCAACTTAACTAAGATGCACTTAGTTGACCTTTCTAATATGAAGGCTATTATTAGAACTTGCTTTATCTCGACCCACGATTTAGCCGGGGTCGGAGCAGATGTAACTACTGTCGGAGCAGGAGCAGGAACTGACTTAACTCTATATGAAGTAGATGATATTTGGTTCGGCACTTGGGATGATGATTTAGACAGAAAGTTCTACAGAAAGATACTTAATGCAGATACTACATATTCAAAAATTGAAGTGGCTGTATTGGAGATTGATTCTATTGTACCAACAGAACATCCTGACTACCCAATTGGACTCGCAGTTGTTGAAGAAGCGCCAATCTCCTGGAGAGAAATGAAAGATAGTGGCGTTACATTGACAAACTCTTCTATTCTTACAGATATGGAATTTATTGAACATACGTTCACTCCGTTGAAGAAAGTACCTGATGAGTTTGACCACTTTAGAATTAAAATTGAATTACATACAACTCATAGATGCTATTTACCAGCAATCCGAGAGATGCGTGTTTTGACGCTTACTTAGGGGGAATAGAATGCCTACTGAACCAAAATACCATAAAGACATTTATACCGGGGCTGTGATATTTACAGACGCAAATGCGTACTCTATTCGTAAAAAGGTCATTGCAAAGCAGAAATTAGCAAACCAAGCCAAGAAGGACTCTCAAAGAGTTATAAATAGTCTAAAGAACGAAGTAACAGGGCTAAAGAAACTTGTGTACGAATTGATTGAAAATCGAGGGGATTAGACTAGATGGCAACTGGAAGCACAACTATACCATACGTAAGAAAGGATGAGACCTTCAAAACGTGGCGTGAACGCACAAACCAAATGATTCAACAACAGAATAATTTTGTTAGGATGCAAGAGTTCCAAATGTTAGGAGTTAGTGACACATATGTTACCACATCTATGCAGTTGAACTATCAAAGCGAACTAGCGTCCGAATAATTTATAGGAAATAATATAAAAATGGCACATTATACAGGTCACAAATTCTCACTTACAGAATTGAATACAATTGAGCAACAGAAGAGTTCCTTCTTGGACTCTCTGAATATTAAACTGGACGCTCCTGACCTACTTGTCAAAGACCTCGCCTTGATGCTGAAGTCTTTGGAAGTGATGGAAAACCTCGAACATCTGCCAGAATATAAAGACTTTCTGATTAATGTTGCTGGTCGTTCACAACAATTCGTATCTCCAACAGAGATGATTCCCAATGGTGGAATGGATGTTACTTACTCGACTACGAACTTGATTCAAAATTCCTCATTCGCCTCTGATGCGTTTGAAGTTGAATTGCTCAAGAACAGTGGTTTTGATGTTCCTATTGATTTATCGAAGCCTTGGTCGAATGGAATTGCATACAGATTTGATTCTCTATTCACTGAAGGAACTCAAATTGTTTCAGCATACACCGATGGTGCCCAAGTCGCACTTACTTGGTTCGAAGCAGTTTTAAAACCTAATACACAATACAAGTTCGCATATGACTTATCAGTTAGTGATGTTAACTGGGACCTTCCAACAGGCGCCAAGAATATGGTCGATATGTTGGCTCCAGATACTGCAACTTTCTCTGAACAAGGCGGCGGACCAGCACCAAGAACATTTATTGCCTCAGTAATAGAAGACGAACTTCTAATACGACCTACCTGTTCTGATTGTTCTAACAATCCTTCTATCTCAGACCAAGCAACTTGTGAAGGCGTTGGCGAGACTTGGACAGTAATCACACCAGAATATCTTACTTCAGTTGCCGCAATGGAACTTGCTTGTACAAGTGGCGGTGGCTATTGGTTCGAGGGTGCAATTAACAATCCTCTGACTCAAACACATACTATTGTTCCTTATCACGTTGAAGCGAGAGAAGGCGACACAATCATCTTTAATAATCCAGACACCAACATCTTGGTGCATAACGCTGTTTCTGATGATAATGTATCCTTTGCTTCTCCTGACCTTTCGCCTGGCGAGTCGTGGTCTTGGGTAGTAGATGGATATCACGATTTATATTTTCACTGTACTTTCCACCCTCTTGAAGAAGGAAGATTGTCCAGTACGACTAATCACAGATTTGTCTATTCACTTGGTCACGGACTAAACCCTGGTGACACAATTAAGATTCCTATTAACTATGGCGCTAACGTAGCCTTACCTGCACTATCTAATTCTTATAATATTAGTCTAGTAATGCCACAACTCTGTACCTCAATTGGTGGTGCAGGAAACCAGAACGTAATAGAATCACTTTATCACGACCTTTCACTTACTGACTTAGTATCATTCCAATCGGGTGATGTTGAGACTGACCCGAATGCTACTGTCCCAGTTGTTGTCACCTTCCAAGGTGGTAGTGATATTAATACAATAAATGCTACGGCATCGACAGTAGTTGTTGGTGGTGTAATCACTACATTAAATCTAGTCGCCGGTGGTTCTGGTTATATCAACAAACCTACGATGTATATCGCAGGTGGTGGTGGAGCAGGAGCAACTGGTACTGTCGGATTTGACGGTTCAGTAGATTCTATCTCTATTACCGATGTTGGTAGCGGATATAATTCTGTTCCCCTAGTTACTCTCTCTGCACCTAGTGGTTCTTTAGTTGCTGATGGAGGAACTGCAATCCAGGCTACTGCCACAGTAACGGTTACCTCGGGTGGGGAACTTGATGTAATCACAATCACGAATGCTGGTAGCGAATATTCTACTCCTCCAGCAATAACATTTATTGGCGGAACTCCAGTAACAGTTGGAGTTGCTAGTGCAACGATTGATGGAACAATTACTTCACTTACTCTAGACCAAGGCGGTACTGGTTATGGTTCAGGCGGAAGCACAACGGGTGGCGGAGCAGTTGTTGGAGTTGGAGAGCGTAAATGGGAAGATTATATCATTACGGCTGTTCAAAAAGGTGATGCACGAGTAGATGTGTTCTTTGATGATTATTATCAAATCGGCCACATTCATACTGGTGAACTAACAACCGCAGAATTTGCCACAATTAAAACTGGCACAAACGTAATTTCTATGAGTACCACAAACGGAACTGGCGCTGGAGATAACTCTCCTCACGCTCACTCTGTTACATTCAACTGGAACCCTGCACTAAACGATGGTGCAGGAGCAATGTATATAGTTGGAATGACGGGCTCACACACTCACTTGATGAACGAATATTTTGAGATTCTTGGTGGTACTAATATCGAATTGACCAACTTTGGTCATTATCATCAAATCGTACTTGATATCACAGATGAGGCTACACTAAAAGCAAGTCCTCTAGTCGGTGTCACACAAGACACTGATGGAACTTGGAGTCACACTGGTGGTGCTACGAAGATTGGTACTTCAAACTACGGAACTTCAGACCCACAACATTTTCACACAGTTGAATATGGTTGTATCGACCCTGCAAATGATACTTACATCATTATATCAATTGACCAACATATTCACGATTTTGATAGAGTATATTATCCTGGCTCAAGTCAATTTACAGTCGGACAATACGACTTTGCATTAGGTGGGGATGACTTAAATCCAACCACAATCGCAACTCCGTTCACAGATATTTTAGGATATGTTAAGAAAGAGCGTGGCATCGAATCAGATGGGCACGAACTTAAAGCGGGCGACAAGATACATTATCAAAACGTATATAACGGAATTCATCACGGTAATACAAATTACTTCGTTGACTATGTTATCGATTGGGACCACTTTGCATTAACTGAAACAGTAATTTATCCTCTAGAAAATGCCCCAGGCACAACTCCAACATTCTTTAATGTTATTGAATCATATGAAGTTGTTGCTGATATGGCATCCTTTAGATACGAAGTTGAACGAGATTTAACTAACCACGTTGGTGACCCGTTCATCTCTGGTGTAGAAGTTTTATGGTCGAGACCAAGAACTGTTAAATCAGTCAATCACGCATTATCAGTTGGTGATGTTGTTCAGTTACCATCTGGACCACAACCATACACTCCTACTGAATTACCTGGAGCAATGAATAACCACACAGTTGTTGCCCTTGGTGACGGTTACGGACCGACTGACGGATTCGAGATTTTTGTTGATACAAATGCCACAATAACGGCCGCTGACCCTGCGGTGACTACAGTTGAAGGTGCTCAAGATAGCCCTTGGTTCTGGTCTTGGCACGATATGTCAAATATATCTTACTTCCCATATCAACGTGATATTGCCGAAACAGAAGCACTTGGTGGAAATGAAGGAACAAGTGGAGGATTCAACTTATTCCGTGGTGGTAAATACACATTCATAAATCACGCTTGGGCTGCCTCAGGGCACGTTACTGCTCCTGACCCATTCACTGGCGTAATGCAAGATATGTATATGCACGCCGCTGGTATTAAAGCGATTACTGGTGGAGGCTGGGATAACCTAGTTCAAGCGGGTATGGCGAGAGGCATTGGCGAACCAAATGAAGGTTATCATTGTGTATCTAAAAATGCAAGTCACGGATTAACAGTTGATACCGGGGCACAAAACGACTTTACCAGTCTTGAGGTTCCAGGAACTTGGGTCTCAGACCAACCATTCCCAGTTTGTATGAATTTGAGCGGATGGTGTGAAGAACTAAACGTATCTGGTTGGTATTACAATGGCGTTGATACAATGTCAGTATGTAATGCACTTAACCCTAATGATGATGCCGGGCTAGCACAATGGAGAGTGTCACAGTGGATTGGTAACTTCTCGAAAGAGTTTACTTGGAAAATCCCAGAAGACTTCGGCCTTACAGGCTCTGATGGAGTAACTGGATTCGGACCATTCAATAGTCCTGGAGATACTAATCTATTCTTCGCAGTAACAGATGATGGTGGACTATACAAATTTGACAAACAAGGAATGATTGAGGGAACAAACAGAACTCTCAACTTGTATCGCGGTGGTACATATCGATTCAGAGTTAACTCCGCGGGACATCCAATGTATGTGACTACTGATGACGGAAGTCACTTTACCCCAGGCGCTTACTTCGGAGAATATCTCCTAGGTGTTACTGGCTCAAGAGCAGAAGAAGGAGCAGGAAATCAAGCAGACCCCGGCTCTGAATTCGGACTTGATGCTTTAGGAGTTGCTAAATACGAAATTCTAGAATTTACTGTTCCTATGGTTGCTCCAGACACATTGTATTATCAATGTGGTTGGCACGCATCTATGGTAGGTATGTTCAATATTATTGATATGCCTGTATTTGCCGCGGGAGATGATATCGTAGTTTATTATCATCACGGACAAGAAAATATGTACACTCCATTACACATTCTTGATAAAATTCAAGTTGATAATGGAACAGGAAATGATTACTTCCAAGTACAACCAGAACCTGCCAATGCGTTCCCAGTTTTGAACACTCAAGCAGATTTGTTAGAACTTGGAAATCTAGTAACCGCAACCGGTGCTGGAGCAATACCTAAGATTCAGGCAATGAACATTGAACTTGGTACAGTACAATACATCGACCCTCTAATAATGATTCCGGGAACTACTTCTGAGCAATTCTTAGTTACAAACTCTAATGGCGGACTAGCGAAAGTTTATATGAGTGTTGACCAAAATCAAAGGTCGAATATTGTACTTGATAATGTTTCTTTCAAAGAAGTTGTTTGGACAGAGTCCGGCGGCTGGAATATCTCAGGCGGAACCGCTTCAACTGCGGCAACGACTCCTGGATATATTGAACAACTTATTACAGGTACAGTTGTCGCTGGAACCACTTATGAAATTCAGTATGATATTATTGAATCGTTCAAAGATGGATTCGGAGCAGAGAACGGAACACTTACATCGGCTCTAATGGGCGATACAACTATTCTAGGCACCTCAAACACACTAGTAGGACACTATTCTGAAACTGTTGTTGCTCCAGCAAACCCTCAGATATTCAGACTATCAAGTACTGGTGCAGGTAAGATTGATAATATTTCAATCAGAGAACGTGTTACTGGTCAGAATGCTTGGTATATGGGTGAAGGTTGGACCACACAAATGGGCAAAGCCTATATTGACGGCACAATCGCATCAACAACTGAAATTAATCAGACTCTAGCAATAGACCCTGGCAAGTTGTATGAAGTTAAATACAATGTAAATGATATGGACCCAACCAACAACGGAATGACTGGTAGACTTCGTGTTGCACTTGGCTCTAATGTCAATCACCTCATAGAAAACTGGAACTTTGATATCACTGACCCAACAGCAATTAATTGGGCAGTTTCTGGTGTAGATGTATCTATAGCAAATGATAAATTATCCTTTATGTCTTCGGTCAACGGAACGGCTACATATACTGTTGCCAGCACAATGACTAATAATGCTAATTACGAAGTCACAATTGATACTGTATTAAATGATACTAATATTCTGACTTTCCAAGTTGGACCAGGACCAAATGGAAGCCATCAACACCAGTTCCAAATGTCACAAGATGATGCTGATTGGTTAATGGCTGATAATACTCGTTCAAGAGCATTCCCTCAGAGTGATGGATATCACGCTGAAACATATACTCACGAGTTTACTATTAGTTATCAAGCGGGAACTTGGACACTGAATAGTCAGACTATTCCTGAAGGGCACGAGCACCTTACATTGATTTCTACTACAGTTAATAATCCAACAATAGAAATAATGATTGGTACTGTAGTCCAGAAGACAATTAGCACTTCGGGCATTCATCACATCGATTTGATTGGCACACCTAGTGACCAATTTGTTATCAGACTGAATGGTACAGGTATAATAAATTCTATCAAATTACACGAAGAAGATATACCAGTTCTTGATTATGACACTGACGGTCTTATCCAGAATGGTGTACGTACACATCACGTAAGAGCGGGTGATAGCGACAGCAAAATCCACTTCATATCTGATGTAGACAATAATCGACCTGAATTAAATACTCCTTTCTGGGTTAACACCGGATTTGAAGGAACAATTGATGATGTTTCTGTTAGAGAAATCGAAGAGAAATGGACATTCGCTCCTATGCAAGGTGCTGATGCGTATGTCAATCAAGTAAGCAAACAAATATATACATCTGGTATTGGTACTTCTGCAAGAGGTATTGCACATATCAGTTTTGAAATCACAGATAAATTGAATTATAAAGTATCTTTTGATATTGATAGACCTACTGATTCCGTTATTAAGATTGGTCCAACGCCTGATTCAGATGCGTACGGAAGTATGGTTATAGTTGCAAACGACACAGACGGCTCTAAAGACTTTATCTTTACTGCACCTGTTACTGGCAACGCATTCTTAACCCTATCAACTACTGGAAACGGATTCACATATTGGGATAATATCTCAGTGAAATCAGTTCCTAATCTTTCTTCTGATGAGTATCTACTATTAGCACGTTCAATGAATGTCTTTGGGGTTCCTATCGGTGGAGAAGAAAGATGGCAAGATGCCCATCTTGATATGAAGAATGCAGATTACGTTGGACAGCCTATTGCTGGAATGCGTACACTTGAATCATTCGGAGAATCTGTAGTTGAAGATTACTATGACGTTAACAAGCGTTCTAATGATATTCTTAACCCACCTATCTCACTATCGTCTATGAGTGTTACATTTGGTACAAGAGCAGTCGCGGCAATAACCCCGTCTTGTTCTAATCCACTATACTTTAATAGCGTAGATTGTATTGAAGTGAATGGTACTTGGGCAACCTTAGTATCTGAATTCTGTTCAAACGGAATATATGACACTGAAGCGGGTTGTGTTGAACCTAACGGAACTTGGAGTGCAGGAACTTGTTCAGCAATTGCCGAAAACAATGAAGCCTCTTGTATAAATTCAGGAACTTGTTCAGATGCACAGTACAACAATAATGAAACAAATTGTACTAACGCTGGAACTTGTTCTAATGGTGCTTACTACGACCAAGTAAACTGTGAAAATAATGCAGGAACTTGGACGAGTGCAGGAAATACTTGGTCGAGTGCAGGAAATACTTGGACCCCAGGAACTTGTACTGACTTAGGATTCTCTGATGAAGCCTCTTGTATCGCACCTAGAGCCACGTGGTCTCCTGAAGTACCAGCACAATGTTCTGATAATACTTTCATTGATGAAGCCACTTGTATCGCACCTAGAGGAATTTGGGATGATACAGTTGTAAGCACAATGCCTGGAACAGTTGTCGAAGTAATTGGAGACGGTATTGACCCATTATGGGTAATCACAGTAGGTGGGGTTGTGCAAGCAACTACCGCAGTGTTGCTACCTACTAAAGTTTCGTTCACAGTGAATGAAGCGACACCTCTTGGTGACCAAACATTCGTTATCACTAACACTGATGGTGATACTGCTACATTGGCAACAACTTTCAATGAAGAGACCACCT